TTGTCTGATGTATTGCCTGGATCAAATCTTCGTGAAAAGAATCTTCCATGAAATGATGAACTCGTGGAAATTCCTTCTGGACCTATTTTTCCATATGGTGGATCTGTAAAATAAATTTTATCTCTGACTATATTAAAATCACCTCTCATTATAGTAACTGCTGCACCAACAGTATGATATGTTGCAACTGATCCATAATATGCTCTATCCACAATAACACTATTAGTTGAACCAATCCCAACAGATCTAACTTTCATTAATTCAGAATCAATCATCAAAACATCTAAAGATGTCAATGAAGAAATTCCAGAATTCAAATAAATAGTATTTCCAAGACCAATGGACTCTGATGTATAAAATGTAATACCTCTTCTGTATAATGGTGATTGTATAATATTATCAATTGTAATTAAAGTACTTGAATTTTTTTCGGGATAATTTAAAGATTGTGAACCAATACCATAATTTGTGATATCTAAAACAGAAGAAGTAGATAATCCAGATACTCTAAATTGATTATCATTTAATTTATCAACATATAATATGTTTGGTAAAATATTAGTTCCAAGAAGAGTTGGTGAAATGTATAAATTATCTGCTGGTGTAGAACCACCAATACTTGTTCCAGCAATACTAATAATATCTGTCAAAGACTCATCAGATTGATTCCCAATGCTATAATATCTTCCACCATTTGAAACTTCAATTGAACTAATTGCTCCAACAGAATCTCTGAATATGTTAAATGATGCACCAGATCCAACACCAACTATTGTAGTACCAGCAATCCCAGTATAGGTTGAATTTGCTTCTGATATTATTTTTGTACTTGAAACTTTAGACACATTGAATGATAATGTGTGAGTTGGATTTTCTCCTCCAAGATAAGTTCCAGCAATTGAAACCGTGTTTCCTATTGTATATCCTCTACCACCATCTTTTAGAACAATAGATGTTGAAATTGGATTTCCAGTTGCTGATCCATCATAAGTAATCCAAACTTCAAATTTTGCACCTGTTCCAATACCAGATACTGTATTTGCAGGAATTGGATTTCCAAATCCATATATTCTACTTGAGGCATAAGGAATTGAAGATGATATACCAGTAATTGTAGTACTAATTGCTACATTATATCCATTCTCAAATATTGCACTTCCAATACCACCACTCACATCCATTATAATTCCACCACCATATTCTTTTGTAACAAATTGTGGTTCAACTAAAAATGTTGTATTAATTCCAATTTCTGTTCCAGTTCTTGTTCCTGCTTCTGCATCTAGTGGATAATAACCAATTCCACCACTAATTACCTTTATACTTTGAATAGAACCATTAAAAATTACAGGATAGAACACTCCTTCTTCTACTGGAATTTGAGTATTTTCTATAATAATTTTTGGTGGATCATTTGGATCATATCCAGACCCACCATCAATCACATAAATGTTTGAGACAGAATAAAAGTCTGTCTCAAACACTGGTTGAAAAATTGCACCTGATCCTGGAACTATTCGCATGTATTACTCTAAATTCGTGAATTATATTAATAATTTTAAAATATTTATAGTTGTCTAAAAGAAGAAAACTCAAAAATACTTTCTTCAAAATAAAGTATTTCTTCTTGGGTACTTTATGGAAGATGATTCTCTACTATTGAATGTTACTTTTGGATGAGTATTGCCACTTAGCAATCTTTCCTTTTTGTAGAATAAAAATCTATTAGGAGCATTGAGTATATCTAAATAATTGCTATTGTCACTTGGAATATAAATTTGATCCTTTGTTGAGTTTTGTATTAAATACGATAATGCAAAAGATTGATTCATTCTTGGATATTGTTCAGACAAACAAGCAAGTATCCCTGTAACCTGAGGACCTGCCATACTAGTTCCAGATATAGATCCCAACTTGTATGAACTGTTTCTTGGATCATTAACTAATGTAATACCAAATTCACTTGCTGCAGTACTATTATATACTGAAGAGATAATATTGGAACCTGGAGCCCATATATCTATTCTAGGACCACAATTACTATAATCTGCCTTTGCTTCAGATGCCCTAACACCTATAGATCCAACACAAATTGCATTTGGTGCTGAACCAGGAGAAGAACCCTGTGAGTGATAATAACTAAATCCATTAGATATAAAATAATTACTATAATCAATACCAGTAGGAATATCCATTCTCCAATAAGAATTTCCTGCACTAGCCACAACAATAACACCATCATTTATTGCATCTTGAATATCTGCATCAAGAGCAGGATATTTTGCTGGAGTTCTATACAAATTTGTATAAGGGTATCTAGGAACAGGAACACCGTTAGACTCCAAAATTGTTCTTTTTTCCGAATCAGTTTTTCCCGATAAAGATGTTATTGTCCCTCTATATCTAACAGAAGTTATAGAACTTAAAGTAATATTGTCAAAACTATATCCCCAACTATTATTTACAACTGTGGGATTTCTTTTATTGGTTGTAGTATTTACTGTTTTATTTTTGTGAAAATACCTAATATAATCAAAAATATATAATGGCCAATCTGAAGTTACAATTTGTCCTGCAGAAGGTGTACCAGATGAAATTACATTTACATAATTAAATTCCATATTATAAATGTTTGAATCTCTTGCCCATCCTTGAGTATTTCCTGCAACTGTTCCCGCAACATGTGTTCCATGATTGGTTGCAACATTTGAATAACTATATGCTCCACTACTAGTATATCCTAATGTAGAACTATATTGAAACCAATTAAATTGATTTACTCTAGTTCCACCTGTACCATTAGAATTAACTGCAAATTCTGGGTGATTGGGGTTGATGTGTCCATCTACAATTACAACATCAACATTTTTTCCAGAACTTGTGGTTGATATTGTATCTGTAACCTGTGTTGTTGCCTGGTCGTTACCCCATCCTGTTACATTAACACCTTTAGTGCATCTAAGTAGTCCCCAATTTTTATCATTAGTATCAATTGTGGAAGATTTTTCAAAGTTTCCAGTTTGATTCCAATGAGAAGTAGGTATCAATCCAAGTTCGGATGGAAGTAACGAAACATCCAAAACCCTAAGATCTTGTTTAAGGGTTTCTGCTTCTTGTTCTGTTAAAAAATAATGTGTATTTCTACTAATAGGTCTTCTTAATGCACAATCAACTTCTCTATCTGGAACTGAAAGATTTCCACCTTTAGACTCCATTTCAATGTAAAAATTTTCCAAATCATCATAATTATGTAAGGTTACTACATATTCTTTTTCCATTTTAACTTTCCATTTGTACTAGTGTTAATGTTACAGTAATTGCAGTAGAAGATACTGACTTGTTAACAACCTTAGCATAAATGTTTGTAGTAACAGGATTATCATTATTATATCCAAGTGTTCCTGGAGTTATTAATTGAATTGCTGCACCAGTTGTAATTGTTTCTGCAATAACACCAGAACCTGGAAGGGGATCTGTCAATTCATTTCTGGACGAATCACTTGTTCTTGATGTTGAATCTGTATATAATGTTATCCAAGATGCATCACTAGTTTGGATTTTTAAAAGTAAATAACTTTTAAAACCATCAAAAGTGATATTTTCAGAACCACCAGAAGTTAGAATTGATGTTGTTCTAGTAATTGTATTTCTAGAAAGAACCACAGAAGTTCCTTGAATACCCTGAATTCCTTGAGTACCTTGAATTCCTTGAGTACCTTGAATTCCTTGAGTACCTTGAATTCCTTGAGTACCTTGAATTCCTTGCAATCCTTGAATACCCTGAATTCCTTGAGTACCTTGTGTTCCTTCAGTTCCTTGTAATCCCTGAACTCCTTGAGTTCCTTGACGACCTTGAGTTCCTTGACGACCTTGAGTTCCTTGAGTACCTTGACTTCCCTGAGTACCTTGATTTCCTTGTAATCCTTGAATTCCTTGAGATCCTTGAGAACCTTGTAATCCCTGAAGACCTTGTGAACCTCCAGAACCTCCAGTAATTCCAGTAAGTAGAGAACCATCACCAACAAATGCTGTTGCTTTTACAGTTCCAATAACATCAAGTGTTGATGTTGGAGTTCTACTTCCAATACCAACAGAACCAGAAACATAAGCACCACCAGTGACTTGAAGTCTTTGTGATGCAGTTCCTGTAGAAGAACCACTACCAATTAATACTGGACCATTAGTAAATGTAGAAAGACCACTAACATTAATATATGAAAGACTATTTGTTATATTTGTTCCATCTCCAATGGCATTATAAATCTCATCAAAGTTGCTATTGATCTTTATAGCACCTTGAGATAAGGTATCTCCCGAAGAATCATTTGGTGATGTTCCAGTAAATATTCCTAATTTTGCCATTATTTAATAGACTACCTTTTTGTTTATTTATGTTTTAATTTGAGTCGAATGTAACTGTATTCATATCAAATGAATTCCAGAGAGTATCATCAAGATGATTGTTTATATCATAAGCAAACGTATCTTCCACAGATGTATTTGCTGCTCCTATTGGATTAATTCTAGGAGAATATAATATCTTTTGTCCTGTTTGGAAGTTATGGTTGGGAAGTTTTATGATATTACTATCAATATCAATATTGGAATTATTAATTTCACGATAAAATAATGGAGTTCCATTACTAGCCAAACTAAAAGATTTATCACCAACAATAGAGTTTCCTGGAAGTCTTCTTCTAATTTTTACATCTGAAATTTGTGTCCCATAATTTAGTCTATGTGGAAGATTTAATCTTACACTTCCAATACCAATTTCTGTAATAACTGTATTATCTGGAATGAGTAAAGTGGAAAACCCAACATAATCACCAACTTTTAAATTATTCGTGGAAAGATTTATATAATATGGATAAAAACTATTAAATGTTGCAGTTGTTGATGCAATTGAGATATATTCATTCGAACCAGTAAATTGATTACTTATATCATCGATTAATAAAACTTTATTTGTTTTGCTTACAGTATATGATTTTAATGCAACACCAAAAATAGGTCCAATAACACCAACACCAGCAACATTTGCCTCATCTGCCCCAATGTTTATTCTTTCAATTGATCCATCTTCAAACAAACTTTCCTCATCTTCCGTAACTAATGAAAAATTATTTCGATTATAAAATGATGATGAATTATCAATATTTACAAGTAAATCTAATGTAGAATTTGCAACTCCAACTTTTAAATCATTTTTTATTACAGTTCCAATTCCAGAATAATTTAGAACTTTAGGGGCAACACTAATTACATCCAAATCAGAAAATTCTTTAAATCCTGCTGGATGAATAGCAGAACGAATTGGTTCTTTCCAAACATCATATGATACCTCACTTTTAATTGAGTATGAAAACTTTTGATAATAAAAATTATCTGAAATTCTTTGAAGATAATTATTTAAAAAACCAACCTCATCTATAGATTCATTGATTTTATCTCTTGTTACTCCAAATGTTGATTTTAAATTAAACTTATTAACAAATGCAACAGTACCATTCAATAATGATTTTTCACCTTTTAATTTATTTTTAATTTCCAATTCACCTTTTGTATCAATTAATCGCAATTGATTGATATCATTATCCCAACCATTTTCCATAACAGTTGCAGAAAATACTGAATTTCCAACATTATCAAATCCAGTAACTTTTTCCCCAGAAATATAACTTAAATCATCAATAAGAACCATATCAAATTCTGGCATATCTTTTTTATTGATAATAACTCCATATCCATAATCATTAATATAATTTCCTTCACCATTATTTTGATTTAGATTTAATGTGCTTTTTGCACCAGTCATACTAAAAGTTACAGAGAAATTTTCTGGACTTACTGCAGTTACTGTAAAAAATCTATAATCATAATCTTTTGAGTTAAAATTATCTTTTGTTTTGTCTTGTTGTCTGCATTTTTCTATAAAAATTTCATCACCAACAG